GGTTCTGAAATTGCAGCAGCAATTGCAAATAGAACTTCATCACCACCTATTAATCAATTTTTATTCACTCAAATGTTGCGTAGAATGCCAGGTGGTGGTATAACGGAGTTAATATAATTATGTGGCAGTTATTAGCAAAACCATTATTAGGAGTTGCCGTTGATGGCATCAAAGGCTTCGTAGAAACCAAAAAATTAAATGGCGAAGTCAAGATTGCAAAAATTAAGGCAGAAAAAAAGAAACAAGAAGACATAGCAGCAGGTAAAATTAAATGGGAAGCTGCAGCTGTGGATCAAATGAAAGGTTCGTGGAAAGACGAACTAATTTTAATTTGCCTACTGGCGCCAGCCGTAGCAGTCTTTGTGCCTAGTTGGACACCACATATAAAAGCAGGATTTGATGCCTTGCATTCTTTACCAGATTATTATAAACATCTTTTATATTTAGCATGCTCAGTAAGCTTTGGGGTTAAAGCCGGACCTGTAGCAATGAATTTTTTTAAAAAGGGGAAATAACTATGAAAACTGTAGATAAGAAAAAAAATCCTGGTCTAGCAAAGTTACCAACTAAAGTTAGAAACAAGATGGGCTACAAAAAGAAAGGTGGCAAACTTAAAAAAATGATGGGTGGCGGAACAATGGGTAGAACTATGATGAAGCCAAACATGATGTATAAAAAAGGAGGCAAAGGTAAAAAATGAGTGTGCCTAAAGGATATCATAAAACAAAAGATGGCAGAATTGCTAAAAAAGGTTTGTATTACTACATGAACAAAGCTAAAAAATCTGGCAAAAGCAGACCAGGTAAAGGCACAGTAACAGACAAAGCATTAAAAGAATCTGCTAAAACGGCTAAAAAACCTACAAAGAAGAAAAAGAAAAGAACTTAATGCAAGATGAAACGGCAATCTACATAATCTTGAAAAAGATTAGGTTGCGAAAAGAGGAGTTGAAAGAAGTTGTTGCAACTGGATTACCCAGTTGGGATGAATATAACAAAACCGTAGGACAGTTTACTGCCTATGCAATAATGGAACAGGAGATTCAAGACCTGCAGAAAGACGAGGAAAACAATGACGGAGAAAGAACTACCAAAACGTAGATTTGCGTTAGAAGAAAAAGATTTGGCTGTTGAAGCTGATGAAAACAATAAAGTAGCAGAAGAAAAAGAAAATAAATTTCTTAAAAAAATACAAGAAGATGCTACAAAAGACATAGAACATTTACCCACAGAAAAAGTACTAGAACGGTTGCCTGATCCAACAGGTTGGCGCATGTTAGTTTTACCGTACAAAGGACAAGGTAAAACAAAAGGTGGTGTAATATTAACAGATGAAACAATGCAAGAACGTGGCTATACAACAGTCACAGGTTTGGTTCTTAAACAAGGACCAGATTGTTATACAGATAAAGAAAGGTTTCCAAATGGACCTTGGTGTAAAGTAAATGATTGGATTATATTTGGTCGTTACGCCGGTTCTAGATTTGGGATAGAAGGTGGAGAAGTGAGGATACTTAACGAGGACGAGATAATTGCTGTGGTAAAAGACCCAGAGGATATCTTGCAATTTAGAACTTAACAGGAGGATAAATGCCTGCAGAAGCACAAACGAAAGTAGAAGCACAATCTGAAGCTGAAGCAAAAATGGTAGATCTGCCATCTGACGGACCTAGTGTTGATGTTACAGTACCAGAAAATTCTACAAAAACTATTAATCCTGATGTTGAACAAGAAACCACTGAATCACAAGAGGTAGTAAAAGACACTGCATCTACCGAAGAAATGGACGACTATGGTAAAAAAGTTCAATCCAGGATAGATAAATTAACAAAAAAATTAAGAGAAGCTGAAAGAAGAGAACAAGCTGCAATAGAGTTTGCCCAAGGTGTACAGCAAAAAACCAAAGACTTACAAACTAGAGCAAAAACTTTGGACAGTGGATATATAACAGAGTTTGCAAGCCGTGTAGAAGCTGAAACAGCAGAAGCTAAAAAAGCATTAAAAGCTGCCGTAGAACTAGGAGATAGTGATGCACAAGTAGAAGCACAGCAAAAATTAGCACGACTTGCCATAGAATCTGAACGTGTAAAATCTACACAAGCACAACGTGAAAGATTGAAAAAGGAAATGGAGGCACGTGGAGTTAATCCTAACCAACCACAAATGCCTAATCCTCAACAAATGCAGCCACCTGCAGCACCACCTCCACCGCCAGATCCAAAGGCAGAGGCTTGGGCTGATAAGAACAAGTGGTTTGGTGAAGATGAACCTATGACCTTGACTTCTTTCTCAATTCATCGTAAACTGATGGAAGAAGGATACGATCCGTCATCTGATGACTATTACAATGAAATAGACAAAAGAATGAAGGATACATTCCCTCACAAGTTTGAACAAAGTTCAGAAAAGTCAACGCCAAGTCAGGCTGTTGCTTCTGTTAACAGAGGTAACCCTGCACAAACGCGCAAAGGTACTGTGAGACTCACACCGTCACAGGTAGCCATAGCAAAAAAATTAGGTGTGCCACTACAAGAGTATGCGAAGTACGTGAAGGAGTAGGCATATGAATACAAATACAAAAACTAAACTACCATCACGCGAGTCTGAAAATAGGTCTAAGAGAGAACGACCTAAGGTATGGACTCCACCGTCACAACTAGATGCACCACCTGCACCTAACGGTTTTAAACACCGTTGGATTAGGGCCGAAGCAGTAGGACAGATGGACCAAAAAAATGTGTCCGCTAAACTACGAGAAGGATGGGAATTTGTGAGAGCAGATGAATATCCGGAAATGGAATGGCCTGCAATTGATTCAGGTAGATACGAAGGTGTTATAGCTGTTGGAGGTTTAATGCTAGCAAGAATCCCTGATGAGATTGTTGCACAACGTAAAGCTTATTTTGAGCAATTAACTCAAGACAAAGACGAAGCTGTTGCAAACGATCCTATGAAGGACCAACATCCTAGCATGCCAATCTCGAAAGAGAGAAGTTCTCGCGTAACTTTTGGTGGTAAGAAAACCTAATAAGATTTTTAACACTCAGTTACAAAATTTTGACAATACTTGAGGTAAGTGTTGTTATAACAATTTATGTAAGGAGATAATCATGGCTAATCAAAATGCGCCATTCGGCATGAGACCAGTGGGTAGATTAGGAAGCGCTCCGATGACACAAGGTACGTCAAAGTACAAAATTGCTGATGGCTACGGCACTGCAATTTTTAAAGGCGATATCGTAAAGTTAGTTGCTGCAGGAACAATACAATTAAGTTCTGTTACTGATACTGCTAACGTTGGTGTTTTCAACGGTTGTTTCTATAACGATCCTACTACTAAAAAGCCGACATTCTCAAATTATTACCCTGGTAGCATTACGCCATCTAGCGGTGATATTGAGGCATTTGTCTATGATGATCCAAACATGCTTTTCGAAATTCAAGACAATGGAACTTTAGGCCAAACTGCTATCGGCGATAACGCTGATCACGTAGCTGGTACAGGTTCTACTGTTGATGGACAATCTAGAAACACGCTTGGTTCTGCTGCTGGCGGAACTGCGCAACTTAGAATAATCCGAGTTTCGGAAGATCCCGATAATAGTGATCTTGCTTCTGCAAACGCTAACTTTATTGTTAAGTTTAACGAGCACCTTTACTATAATAACGGGGCAGGCGTATAAACCTAAGGAGATATTGAACAATGGTAATTTCAAGAATGCAATTGGTCAAAGAACTCGAGCCAGGTTTGAATGCCTTGTTTGGGTTAGAGTACGACCGATACGAAAACCAGCACACAGAAATCTTTGATACAGAGAATTCTGATCGTGCTTTTGAAGAAGAAGTAATGCTTGGTGGGTTCGCCAATGCAGCTGTAAAGCCTGAGGGTCAAGGTATTGTATACGAAGACGCTCAAGAAACTTTCACTGCAAGGTACACTCACGAGACTGTTGCTTTAGCTTTCTCACTAACTGAAGAAGCTGTAGAGGATAACCTCTATGACAAAATCAGCACTAGATATACAAAAGCGTTAGCAAGATCTATGGCTAACACTAAGCAAATCAAAGCAGCAAACATATTGAACAATGCGTTCAATGCTAGTTTTGCTGGTGGTGATGGTAAGGAGCTTTGTGCTACTGACCACCCAACGCTAAGTGGAGACCAAAAGAACGAGCTTTCTACTGCAGCTGACTTAAACGAAACTTCGCTTGAGCAGATGTTAATTGATATCGCTGATATGAAAGACGAGAGAGGTTTAAAAATCGCTCTTCGTGGAATGAAAATGATCATTCCAGTTCAACTTCAGTTTGTTGCAGAAAGATTAATGAAATCTGATGGCAGAGTTGGCACAGCTGACAATGACATCAACGCATTAAAAAACATGGGAATGGTTCCACAAGGTTATGTGGTAAACAACTTCCTAACTGATACTGATGCGTTCTTCATTAAAACTGATTCACCTAACGGATTAAAACATTTCGTTAGAGCGCCAATCAGAACTGCAATGGAAGGCGACTTCGATACTGGTAACGTTAGATACAAAGCTAGAGAGAGATATTCATTTGGATTCTCTGACTGGAGAGGTATCTTCGCTTCACCAGGAGCGTAAATCTTTAAGAGTGGGCGAAATTAGTTCGCCCACTCTACCTAGTAAACAGTTACCGAGGCTGGCTAGGCAGTACAGTATAGTGACGAGGTAACGAAAGCCCTATACAGGCAAAGGAGTATAACATGGCTACACATTTTAAAGGCCCAGTACTATTCTCAAATGCATCTGCATTTGAAAATTTAAAGATGTCTATGTGGCCTGATCAATTCACATATTTTGATGATTTTAATCAGGGTGCGTTAGACGCAACACACAATTGGACTATCGTAAAAGACTCAGGAGCGAGCGCAGCAGTTGTTGCAGACTCTCTATCTGGTGAAGTAAACTTAACTTCAGCAAATACTACTGATAACGATGGTGCATCAATACAAGCAAAACAAGAATCTTTTGCATTACCTACATCAGCTGGTAAAAAATTATATTTTGAAACTAGAGTAAAAATTTCTGACGCTACACAAACTGACTTCTTAGTTGGTTTCACAGAAACTTTTGCTACAAATCCAGAAGCTGCATTATCATCTAGTAATGTTATTGGATTTGTAAAAGTTGATGGTAGTGCTATTGTAAAAGGAACTACTGAATCTGGCGATACTCAAACTTTAGTAGAGTTCGCTGATACTACAAAATCAACAATGGAAAATGACACTTATGTAACTTTAGGTCTTGTTGCTACAAAAGGAACAAACTTAGACAAAGTTGAGTTTTACATTAACAGAAACAAAGTTGGTCAATCTACTACAAACATTCCAACAGCTAACATGAAAGTGATGGCTATGAGTGTTTCAGGTGATGCTACTGGACAGAAGATCACTACAATTGACTATATTATGGCTGCGCAAGATAGAAACGTAAGCTATAGCTAAACAATATAACCGTGGGTGGGGAGTAATGGCCCCACCCTTTTACAAGGGGAATTAAATGGCACAATATGTAAAAAAATTATTTGACGGAGACAAGAAAGCAATATTTTCATTTACTGCTAAAATAGCTTCTACCACAGCTGAAACATTTAATGTTGATGCATCTGGTTTAAATGCAAGAAATGATGGTACAGCTTGTACTTTTATCAACATTAATAAATTATGGTGGAGTGTTAATAACACTGCAACAACTAAACCACTTTTATTAGAGTGGGTTAACAGTGGGACTAATCCAATTGCATGGTCTTGTAATTTTGCTGATGACATGGATTTCAGCACAATAGGTGGTTTGCAAAACACAAAAGCCACTAATTACACAGGCGATGTTTTAATTAACTTTTCTTCTGTTACCAATGATGATACCGCAAGTTTAGTTGTTGAGTTTTTAAAAGAATATTCATCTATATCATAGAGGTTTAAATGGCTTACTCAGGTACGAGAACATTTAATCTCTCAATAGAGGAAATAATAGAAGAAGCATTTGAAAGATGCGGTCTTGAAGTGCGTAG